GATGTTGGAACAGGCAATATACAGTTATATATCAACTTATCCGGGGCTTATAGCATTGGTTGGGAGCCGGATATATCCTCTTGTTATGCCGCAGAACCCGACATATCCGGCTGTTGTTTATTCCAGAGTATCCAGAGTATACGAAAAGGACCTTTTGGGTACTGCATGGAATCAAAGTCGGGTGCAATTTTCGGTTTATGCAAAAGAATATCTTGAAGCAAAAAGGGTGGCAGAGCAGCTGAGAGCCGCTTTTCGGGATTATAAAGGAGAAATAAATGGAATCAATGTTATGCTGGCCGACGTTACAAACGAGATTGACTTATATGAGCCGGATAAGGCTCTTTATCATGTACTTGTAGATATATTAATCATCCATAAAGGAGGAGATTGATTATGCCTGAAAGCATAGGGCTTGGAACAAAATTTCAGAGGGAGGGTACAACTCCCGGGACTTTTACCGATATAGCTCAGGTTGCTTCAATAACTCCACCACAGCTCGAAGTTGATGATGTAGAAATCGAGGACCTTGGCATAACCGATGGCTACAAAAAGTACATTCCCGGTCTTATTGATGCCGGGGAAGTATCACTAACATTAAATTTTGATAGTGCTAACACAGGCCATCAGGATTTGCTAGATGACCTCAATAGCAGGGCAATAAAAAATTATAAGATAGTGCTTCCTGATGGCGGGGAGTGGGCATTTTCTGGTTATGTAAAAGGATATGCTCCACAGGAAATATCAGAAGGTGACCCGATACAGGTGGAAGTTACTATAAAAGTTATTGGCAAACCAACATTTACGCCTGGAGTATAAAAAATAGTTGGGAGGTTTGTGTATGACATATTTAAACAGAGAACAAATTTTACAAGTTCAGGACCTGCCAGTGGAAGATGTAGAAGTACCCGAATGGGGTGGGAAAGTCAGAGTAAGAGGCTTGACTGGTGCTGAACGGGACAAGTTTGAAGCCAGTATAGTTACCAGAAAAGGCAACAAGGCCGAATTTAACCCAGAAAATATAAGAGCCAAGCTTGTGGCTATGTGCGTGGTTGATGAGAATGGTAATCGTTTATTTACAGATGAAGACATAAAAATTCTTGGCCAAAAATCGGCGACTGCTCTTGATAGGATATTTCAGGTGGCACAAAGACTTTCTGGATTAAGGACAGAAGACTTTGAAGAAATGCAAAAAAACTAAAAGAAAGGCCAGAGCGGAGATTTTACTTCCGCCTGGCCTTAGCTTTGGGTATGACGGTAAGAGAACTTCTAAACAGAATAGATAGCCGGGAGCTCACGGAATGGATGGCTTATTATAATATCGAACCCTGGGGTACTGAACCGGAAGACCTTAGAACAGGTATTATTGCGGCTACAATTGCCAATGTTAATCGTGATCCTCAAAAACAGAGAAAACCCTTTGCTCCCAAAGACTTTATGCCAGCGTGGGATAAACCTAGAAAACAGGAACAGACGCCAGAAGAGCAGCGTAAAATTATTGAAATGTGGCAGGCTATACTAGGTTAGTTGATATTCGTTTTGTTTTTCATCGTTACTTTTCCGTTTTCAAATATGACAGTGATAAGAGTATTTCCCACTTGCCATGAGTAATTTTCGACTTTGACATCGCCTATTGATGTATCGGCGGTACTTTCAGCTTCGGAAATAGGTTCTTTGCCGATTATGCTTTGTACTTCTTCGAGGGTCATGCCAGTTTTGATTTTGTCATAGATAGCATCTGCATTAACTTCTTCAGATTTTTCAGATGCGGGTTGAGCGGCGGTAGCACCAGGATTTTCATTCGGCATGTTTCCGCCGCATCCACTTAAGAACGTAACCAAAAGCAAAAGAACTAATAGTTTTTTCATAATAATCCCTCCAATTATTTTTTTGTTTAATTATACATCGTTTCCCATGGAATTATAAGGGGGGTTTTTGAAAGACGAGGTGAAATAGATGGCTAATATAGGCACCCTTACGGTTCGACTTGTTGCTACAGCTACACAGTTTGAAAAAACATTGCAACAAGCTACTAAAACGATGACAAAAACGGTTGTTAGTATGCAAAAGCAAGCTGACAGTATGCAAAAGATTGGTGCCGCTATGACTTTGGGCATAACTACACCTTTATTGGGGGCAGGGACTGCAGTTTTAAAATTGGCTGGTGATATGGAGCAAACCAGGATGGCGTTTACCAATATGCTTGGAAGCGCTCAGAAGTCGCAAGAATTTTTAGATCAGCTTGCTGATTTTGCAGAAAAAACACCGTTCGAATATACCGACCTAACACAACAGGCAAGGCAGCTCATGGCATTTGGTTTTGCGGCAGAAGATGTAATTCCCCTGCTGACTGCTGTTGGCGATGCTGTAGCTGCTATGGGCGGCGGTGCTGATATGCTTGATAGGGTTACAAGGGCACTGTCCCAAATGCGCGCTAAGCAGAAAGTTTCGGCTGAGGAAATGTTACAACTGGCAGAAGCTGGCATCCCTGCTTATGAATATTTAGCGCAGGCTATAGGGAAATCAGTACCTGAAACTATGAAATTGGCGCAAAAAGGTTTGATACCTGCGAATGCCGCAATAAATGCTATTCTCAGCGCAATGGAAAGAGATTTTGGAGGTATGATGGCACAGCAGGCCCAGACCATGCTGGGATCGTGGTCTAATCTTAGAGATGTGCTGGGACGCTTTGGACGCACTTTAGGCGAAGCGATTAATCGTTCGTTAGGGTTAACACAAAAGATTCAGCAGTTAACAAATATTGTGCAAATGGCTGCTGATGCATTTGAGAAAATGAATCCGACCCTCAAAAGTACGGTTATTTGGCTTGGAATAGGAGTTATGGCCATAGGTCCACTTCTTTTAGGGTTGAGTATGCTTGTAAAAATAAGCACTTTCGCCAGTTTGGGAATCGGTCTTATAACCAGCATGGCTGCCAAGGCTGCTTTTGCATTTTCCGCATGGCGCATGGGTGCAGCTACGCTGGGAGAAGCGTTGGTGTATTTAGCAGGTTCTAAGTTTAGGCTTTTTATATTTGGTGTTGGCGGCATTATAACGGTTTCTTTGCTGCTGATTGCATACTGGGATAAAGTTGTGGCCTTTGCCAAAGCAGCGTGGTTTACAATAGGCGCTGCTGTGTTGTATGGTGCTTCTCTTGTTGTCCGGGGTGTGGGCCTTATACTTTCCGGCATAGGCGCAATAATACCAGCGGTAAAGGGGGCTGCACAGGCAGTATTAGGGCTTGCTGATAGTTTGAAGGCTTCGGCAGGGCGCTCACTGGCTGCTGCAAAATCTGCGGTCAGCACAGCTAGTGCGGGCAATCAAATTGCTAATGTACAGAAGCAGATTGCAAAAGTGGGTCAAAACGCCGCTGATGCGCAGGAACAATTAGGCAAAGCTACCGAAGATGCTGCAAAAGCTGCTGAAAGCAATATACAGAGCTTTGATGAAGTGCATCAAATTCAAGAGAGCATGGCAAAATCACCTGCTGCCGATATGCAGCTTGCTGATATATCTATGCCTGAGATGCCGAGTATGCCGGGAGTTGGGGACATAGCGGCCGGTGTGGCTGCAGGGATAAGCGAGCAAATGGGTGGCATAATGGATACTTTAAGCAGTGCTTGGGATAGGTTAGCACAGGCAATGGCGCCGGTTAATAATGCTATACAATGGATAAAAGATAACTGGCCAACCATAGGGCCAATAATGGAGAATATAGCAAGTATAATTGCTGTAATATTGGTTCCATGGTTTATTGAGTTGGGTATTAAAGCATTGATAAGTGGCGGTAGGGTTGTTTTGTCTTGGGCAATGCAGGGGGCACAAGCTATTATTTCTGCTACCCAGCAAGTAATACAGTTCGCGATATTAGTTGGCAAATGGGTATGGCTGGGTATTCAGGCCACGATAAATGCCGCAAAAGTGGTTGCTGCTTGGGTCGTTCAAAAGATTCAGGCCATAATCTCAGCAGCAGCGCAGGTAGCACAATTTGTACTGCTGGTTGGCAAATGGATTTGGCTTGGCGTACAAGCCACAATAAATGCTGCAAAGGTAGTAGCTGCGTGGATAGCGCAAAAAATACAAGCTATAGCTTCAGCAGCAGTGCAGGTAGGGCAGTTTGCACTGCTGGTCGGTAAATGGATATGGTTGGGTGTACAGGCAATGATAAGCGGCGCGAAAGTTGTAGCAGCGTGGATCATGCAACAAGGTCCAGCTATTGCAACTGCTTCCGTTACGGTTGCTCAAGGAGCTTTAATTGTGGGTAGGTGGATACTAATGGGCGCAACCGCCATGGCGCAAGCTGCAAAAATGGCGGCAGCGTGGCTTATATCTATAGGACCTATTGCATTGGTTGTTGCGGCTGTTGTGGGTTTGGCAATTCTGATAATTAGCAACTGGGATACAATAAAGGCAAAAACTATAGAAATATGGAATAAAGTTAGCGGTACACTCAAAGACGTTTGGGACGGCATAAAGAAAAAAGCAGAAACGATTTGGAGTGGTATTGAAAACACTGTAAGAGGTGTAGTGAATGGGATTATTAGAGCTATAAACTGGATGATACGTGCTTTGAACAAAATTAATTTCACCATACCAGACTGGGTGCCGGCGGTTGGTGGCAAAAGCTTTGGGTTTAATTTGAGAGAAATACCCTTACTTGGTCAGGGCGGCATTGTAACTCGGCCTACACTCGCTATGATAGGCGAATCTGGGCCTGAAGCGGTGGTACCTCTCAGCAGGGCACAGAGTAGCGACGATATAGCTCAGGCAGTATACCAGGCCATGATGGATGCTTTTAGAATACAAAACGCTACACAGAATGGCAATTCTGATAGAGAAATTGTGCTCAAGATAGACAGCACAACTTTTGCTAGATTGTTAATACCAGCAATTATTAAAGAGAGCCAGAGACAGGGGCTTAACGTGATTGTGCAAACAGGAGGGGTATAAGGTATGGTGCAGATAGCAGGTGTAACGGTAAAACCTCCTTCTGAAATCAAAATCGGGCGGTTTGACTTAACAAAATCAAGTCGAACCGCCTCTGGCAAAATGATGATGGAACTTATAGCAACGAAACGGCGAGTGGACTGCACGTGGAAAATGATAAGAGATGACGAGTTAAAATTGATAATCGACACTATAACGGCTAATAAGCCGTTTTTTTCTTTCAGTTATCCCGATGCAGGCGGGCAACAAACAATGCGCTGTTATGCAGGGGATATAAACACTTCACTTTGGCATACAATCAACGGTGTGCGGTATTGGAATGAAGTGACAATTGCTTTTATAGAACAGTAGTAATAATTGCCGGAACTGCAGAGGTGATATAAATTGTATCCTGTCTCACAAGACTTTTTAGACAAAATGAGAGCTGATAAAAGGCAGGTTTTAGGGCGGGTCCAGATAGATTTTACGGACCCGTTTTTAGACCAATCTATTCAAACCGAAGTCTCTGAACAAGCAAATGTATCATACCATACCCAAACAGCAGATGCTGTATCGGAACCCTATGCCAAATATGCTGCTTTGGATGGCGCATGGGTGCTTGGTGAAGATTGGGCGATTGCGCCGGGCCCAGACGAAGCTAACGTACATCAAATGGGCTGGTGGGGCTTGCAGCTTGCAAAAGCTGATGGAACATTCGTAAGTCCATATCCAACACTGACAGTTACACATGCTGTACGACCGATACACAGCCTCAGGGTGGTTGGCGACAGCAAAAGAGGCGAATATCCTGTGGACTTCACGATTGATTTGTATGCTGCCGATGGTACGTTATTACACACAGAAACCATAACGGGCAACACAAGTATAATTTGGCAATACACGCTTCCCGCTCCGGTTTTGGATGTAGCTAAGCAGGTACTAACTATCACAAAGTGGTCTCATCCGGGGCGACAGGCAAAAATACTCGAATTTTTCACGTCGATTCAGGAAATATATGAGGGCGATGATGTGTTACTTATCAGCCTCCTTGAGGAAAGGGAAGTCAGTCAAGGTAGCTTGCCCGTAGGCAACATAAGCTCAAACGAAATAACTATTCGGCTAAATAACGAAATACGAAAATTCGATGTTGGCAATCCCGATAGTCCGCTATACGGGTTAATCAAACCAAACCGTAGAATAAAAGCCTGGCTGGGCGTAGAAAAAGACGATGGAACAAAAGAATGGGTGCCTCTCGGTATATTCTGGTGTGGCGATTGGGAGGCCCCCGAAGACGATATTTATGCACAGACAAGAGGCAGAGATAGGCTAGAACTGTTGCGGAAAAGCACATACAGCACGTCGCAAGTGCAGATAAACAAGACACTGTATGACCTTGCTGTTGCAGTATTACAGGATGCGGGTTTAAAACCAGACGAGTACTGGGTAGATACAGAATTACAGGAGTTTGTCGTTCCGTACGCATATTTCGAACCGCAAAGCCATAGGGAGGCACTCCGCGAAATTGCCGAGGCATGCTTGGGACAGGTTTTTTGCGATAGAAACGGCGTACTGCGTATAGAAGGCCCTTCTTTTACAGAAGGCAAGATACAGGAACAGCTTGGCACATACTTTTTAGAAGGCGCTTATCCGGCAGAAATAACGGCATTGGAGGTATATGGCATCGGGCCAGATGATTATTTTTCAAAGAATAATCCTTCCAAAAGCGATGAAATGGCGAACTATATCGAGGTTGAAACACAGCCTTTGAGACCTGTCGCAGTCGCCGAGGAAGTATATCGCAGCAACGAAGCGATAAACATACCCGCTGGCGGCACAAAAATACTGACGGTATACTACAACAAAACACCCTGCATTGAGGCAACGGCCAGTTTGGAGGGCGCAACAAACACAGTTATACAAAGTGCGACATACTACGCATGGGGCGCAAACATAAAACTGTACAATGCTGGAGACACAGTAGAAAACGTACTACTTGTTATAAATGCAAAACCGCTTGAGGTTAAAAACAAAGAAAAGGCCATAGCACAGGATGAGGTAAGCATACGTGAAAACGGGCTAGTACGATACACATTCCCCGGCAATCCGCTTGTGCAGACATTGGACGTGGCACAAAGAATAGCGGATAAGCTCTTGCAATCGTTTAAAGACCCGCGACGAGACGTTGAACTTGAGTGGCGTGGCAATCCTGTGTTAGAACTGGGAGATATTATTCTTATTTCTGATTATCAACGTGGTAGGGAAGATATACGAGGCTTTTATTACATTACGAAGCAAGAATTAGAATGGGATGGTGCGTTGCGGGCGAAATTGGAAGGGAGGCGGGCAATATAATGTCGTTGTTTTATATGTTCTACGGCACACAAGTGTATGAATTTGAGCGGCCAGAAATTGTAGCAAAGCCCGGGGCAAAGCTTGAAATAGTAGCAACAAAATATACGTTAATTATAAAG